AATCCGAAACCTGACTGAGTTGCATCATCGTAATCAGCAGAGTTGAGTAAGTTAATGGTTACATTTCCATTTGCATCAATGCTGTATGCGTTGGAATTGCTTATGAGGATGCCTTGAAGGAACTTCTGCACCTTCTCCCAAGTGATTGTGCTCTTTGCGGTGTTATCCTGCAGCCTAGATACAAACTCCATCCTAGAACGTCTAGCAGAATAAACGTTACTATCGGATGCAGGAGTGGTATCGTTCATGCCAATTACATAGACACCTCCACCATTACCGCTTCCCGTGCCGCCTATCTGCATTCCATTCACCTTGATGGAATCAACCTTGTCTTCCAACTTACCCAACCGGCTTGTTGCAGCCTTTTCTCCTACAGTGTACTGAGGGTGGTCGTAAGGGATATCCAAAGGTATCTCCATTCCGATGATACGAGAGTTTCGGTAGTGCTTGCCATCCGCGTCCACCTGCGCAAACATATCATTAATCAGCTTTACCTGCTCACCGAGAGGATGGTAATCGTATATTCCATCATTGTAGAACTTATCGCCATCCATCGTGCAGGTGAAGTTTGAGTTGCTGATCATGGTCTTCTGATAGTACTGCTTCGCTCTATCGAACAGAGATAACTGAGCAGTAGGGATGAGGTCCGTATCTGTAATTTTGGTTGCGTCCCAGTTGAACAGAAAGTACTTATCACCAACCTTTGGGCACATAACGCCATCGGGAAGAGTTCTTCCGTAGGTGTCGTTTGCTACAATCTCGAAGTAGTTAACCTTGTCGATAACCTTGAAGCTGACATCGAACTCCATACCCATGAGAGCACCGCTAGTGAACTTGATGCCTAAGGTGAGGTTACTCTTTATCCAACTCTCCTTGAAGTTATTAGTGAAAGAGTCTGTAGAAGTGACCTGCCAAAATGTCTGTGTAGTCTTCGTTCCGTCTTCGTTATCAACGGTGCTATCATAGGTCTTGATACTGCTGACCCTGCATTCAACCTTCGGATATTCTTCATCGAACATAACTACACCTTCGATAGCCTGCTTGTCATTCTTCACGACATTCACGTTCTCCAGATAGCCATCCTTGGCGTAGAAACCATCACTATCCACTTCCTTGTTAGGGAGCATGAGGTAATCAGTAGCAACACCATCGGTGGTGACGTCCGCATCGGCACCAGTGAAATATCCTTTCGGAATATTCCTATCTGAGCCGAATGCGTACAGTCTCGTGATATAAGTTGACTTGGATTCCGAATAGGACATAGACAGAACATTAACATCCTGCTCGAATGTTGTCTGTCCTTCCATTTCGCAATATCCAAGGTATATAATGGAGCCATCTATCCACCACTCGCAGTTGAGTGCGTCTTCGGAACAGATGGCGTTGAGAGCATCAAGAATACTGATGGAGCCGTACTCGATCAAGAATCTCTTCTGAACATCGAAAGCCTTGTTGTTGTAAGTAGTGTAGTCAACAGAGAACTCCTTGCCATTGTACGTAAGACCTAGCGCCTTGAGGTTGCCGAGTATAACGTTCATGTGCACGCCTACCGTAGTGGTGAGCTTGAATGAAGTTTCGTTTACTCCGTGCTGAGGGCGATACTTGCAAAGCTTATTCTTCCAAGACATATAGTAGGCATCCATCTGCATTTCGTAGTCATAGCCATCACTATCATTGTGCTTAGGGAAGTATGATGATGTAAGCTCAAAGTAGCCGAAGTCGGGAATCTCCACGGAGTCCCCAATCTCGAAATAGATAGGAGTAGCCGTAGTGAACTTCAAGATGATGTAGTGGTGGTCCATAAGCTGATATGACAGCTTAGAGCCCTCACCGAAGTCCTCTAGTGTGAAGAATACCTTGTTATTTCTCTTTATCTGAATCATAGCTTGTGTATTTACTTGTTTCACCTCTGTCACTAGGGTCTGGCTCGTTGAGCTTTAGGCTGAACTTTGCCATTTCCCGAATGAACTGACTGAATTGAGTGCAGGAGAGATAGATGCACCGATACCACACATTAGGCTGAAATCGGGTGCGGATAACCAACTCTCCCTTGGCAAGAACCTCCTCGCAGAACCTAGCATAGTTCATCATGAACGTATCTGAGTCCTTGGCGGTCATATTGAACGGCAGCGTTATCTCCCTCTCATCCAATCTAGGATTGTGCTTGATAACTGACTTTCCGTCCTTTGAGCGATACTTGTTGCTGATGAACTCCTTGTTTGGTGCAGGGGTCATGAGCGCACTGAGGGCGGTTTCGTCTAAGAATATGCCCCACGTAAGATAGGCATCTTTGCCATTGATATAAAGTTGACCTTTAAGCATAACTATTTAATCATCAAATAACCTCATAGGCTTCGCTGTGAGCCGCTTTTGCTATTGTTGAGTATAGTTGTAAGGGCTGACAAGCGAAAAGCCTATAGAGGTCAAATATCCTTTAATCTTCTGTTCATGTCATCCAGCTTGGCTCCGAAGTCATTATAGGTGAGCTTTGAATACTTCACGATGTCTTCGAGGTAGCTGTTTGTCATAATCATCATGTTTCTTATCTCCAATACTGCGCCATTGGTTGAGATACCGAGTGTAACGATGCTCTCCATCTGTGATATGGTGGTAGTCATGTTCTGAGCGATGGACTCTCCTGCAATCTGTAGAGCGGTGAAGCGACCATTCAGCTCGTCTGCGGTATCTTGCCCCATAGATGCCCATCCTCCGCTTGTTGCGGTCTGTGAAGAGGATGAGGAACCAGTGTAGCCAGTTACCTTTGCCCAATCATCACGTCTCTTCAAGCCTTCCTGGACAATATCATCGTAACGCTTATAGAAAGCATCTACATCTTCTTTGGTTAGCTTTCCGTTTTTATCCTTCATAGCCTTTGCCCAATCATCGTAGAGTTTCTTCAAGTCTCCATTGATAAGGTCTTCCATACTGAAAGAGAGAAGGGATTTCTGCATTTTTTCTGCGAAATCATCTGCCATTTCGCTAGCAAAGTCGCTACCATCCTTCTTCATGTCCATAAGGTCCGTAAAAAAGCTATCTCTCATTCCACTGAAGGAAATCTGAGTAAGGTTCTCCTTGAACTGCTCTGACAACTCTTCCAGCTTGCCTGCTTGGTCTATGTAGTCATTCAACTTCTCCGTCAGACGCCCACCATAGTTACCCTTTCCTGTGTTCTCGATATGCTCCCAAATGGAAACGTTGCCACGGAGGAGCTTCATTTCCTCTGGGCTGAGGGAGAAGAGGTCGCCATTGAAATCCGATTTGACGTTCTTCTTGATCCAATCCATCTCGTCACTACCGAAGCCACCCCAATAAGCGTTCCATGAGTGGTGCGAACCGTGATAGCTTGCCTGTGCCTTGGCGATGTCGAGGTAGTTCTGATTAGTCTCCTGCTGATTCTTGTAGGCTTGCTCGTAGTATGAGGTTGCCTTGGAGCCAAAGGAGTTTTCCATTGCATCAGTCAAATCCTCGATGGATTGCTGCAAGAGGGTATTTCTGTCTGTCAGTCTTTCGATGGTGTCATTGACTTTCTTTGCATTTCCATCTCCACCGAACAGACTATTGAAGCCACCGAATGAAAGCGTGTTGAGGATATGAGAAACGTTGTTCCCGATACTCTTCAATGGCTTCATAACGATGTCACCCGATAAAGCATCATCAAGAATGCCCGTTACTGCGCCAAAGACCGTGTCCATTAGGTTACTGATGAGCGTTCCGAAGCCATCTTTCAGAATATCGAGGATGCCGAGTACTGCGGAGATTATTTCACCTGCCATACCGCTATCCCCTAAAGCTTTCGTCAGAGTTTTGGCTGCGTCACTGTCTTTACCGAGCAACCCTTGGATGCCCTTTGCTAGAATGTTGGCAACGTCCTTCTGCATGTTGCCGCCGAAAAGCTTGTCAAGTCCTAGAATGGAGTTTCCTATGCCTTTGAGTGACCCAGATGTGAGACCCTGCAAGCCAGCTTCGAGCTGCTGGAACTGAGAAACTGCCTTCTGTGCAGATGTCTGCAAGTCTGAGGTTGCCTTCTGAACTGATGAACCGAACTCCAAAACGTTATTAGATGCGGCAGCGAGAACGCCCTGCGCTCTAGAGAGGTTGGCTTCAGCCTTGTTGATACTTGTCTTGTCACCGCTCTTCTTAGCCTTGGCGAGGTCTTCCTGCGCCTTAGTAACGGCTTTCGTGGCTTCAATCTCTCGCTCTTGTGCATCAATATAGCCCTGCATGGCTGACTGATAGGCGTTGATATCGTCCGAAACCTTCTTGAAGATGTCGCTATCCCAGATGGTGGCAGAGCCTTGTAACTTGGAGATAAGTTCCTGTATGGTCTTCTGCTCATTGACATCTGTTGTGCTCTTGGAGAGTTCCTGCAGCTTCTCAATGGTAGGCTCTAGTTGGTCCTTGAACATAGCACCGAAGTCTCCGAAGACGCTTCCCCAATCGATGTTCTGTCTGATGGCATTTATCTCGATGGTTTGGAGGTCCTTCTTTCTCTGCTGCTGAAGAGAGAGCTTTTCGCCCTGCGTCTGAGCCTTGGCAATCTTCTCCTCGTACTCCTCGGCAATGGCTTGCTTCTGCTGATAGAGAGAACCATACTCCTTCAAGTAGTCACGCATAGAGGTGAGGGCTTCCCTGTTGACCTCATCAAGCTTCTTGTTGTACTCTTGTGTAGCGAGGTCTCTAGCCTTATTGAGGGCATCGGACTGAGCAGAGGTGAGGGTTACTTTCTTGCCAGCTTCCTTGTTTTTCTTCTTGAACTCGGCTTCCTGCTTGCCAATCTCGGCTTTGCGCTTGGCATAGTCGTTCTTGATTTCAGCAAGCTTCTTCTCCGTGCCTTCCTGCATGATGGATATATCATTATCGATATTTTCCTGCTGCAGCTGCTTCAAGTCCTCATTCAGTTCCTCCTGGGCCTTCTTGCGGTCTTCTGCCTGCTTCTTGGCATCGGCGGCGGCTTTCTTGGCTTTGGAAGCGTTCTTCTTGGCATTGGCTTCTGCCTCTTCCTTCTCACGCCTCTTCTTCTTAGCATCGTCTTCTGCCTTGGTCTGCTTAGTGTTTGCCGCATTGGTGTAGTCCCATCCTCGCTGAGCGATAGCTTTTGTTGGCATCCACTTTCCGTTGACTTTGGCACCTGACTTGTTGTTGTTTCCTAAATCGCGTGCCAACGCAGAGAACCATCTTCCCATTTTGCCCAACTCCTTAACATCCATGTTATTCATCCATGAAGGAATCTCGGCATCGAATTGTATTCTGAACTTTACGTCATTAACACCATAGTTCTGCATGAACTCCTTGACACGGTTGTAGAGAACGTGTACATCCTCGCCGGCACCCTGGAGCTGCTTCTGCAAAGCATTTATCCTATTCTTGGTAGATGTGGCCTTGTTTCCGAAATCCTCGGTAGCATCTGCCGCCCGATTGATATTATCTGCCTCTTCACTATGCAGCTTCTTTGCAGCTCGAAGCTCATAGAGATAGCCTATCAAAGCCTTCCTGGCATCGCTTGTCTTGTCTCCAGTAAAACCGAAAGCATTAGCAAGCTTTTCAGATTCGGATATCAAAGAAGCCTCTAACTGATTGTATTGCTTCAGATAGGTCTGATACTCCTTGGAGTGCTCATTCAAGCCAGCCATCTTCTGTGTTAGGTCATCAAACTGCTTGATAACCGAGTCAGATACGATGTTCTGTATGCCGACGGCTATACCGCTGCTAGAGGTTCCATAATCCTTCAACTTGCCCAAAAGGGCTTGCTGAGCGCTATCCACACGGTTGTTGTAGTCTTCGTTAGCCTTGGAGATTGCATTGGCTCTGTTGCGCTCTGTAGCCTCCAGCTTGATTTGCTCGACGAGTTCTTTAGATTTATCTATCTCCTGCTGCTTAACATCCACAAGGTTGCTCTCGTCTTCCTTGATCTTGTCAATAGCAATCCCGTAGTTGCCATAGATGTTTGAAAGCTCCTTGATGGTGTCCTTGTAAACCTTAGAGCCTTCCTTGGCAGTCTTCAGAATGGAGACTAGCGACTCGACCTTGCTTGATGCTTCATTAGCACTCTCGGTAAACTTGGAGGTCTTGGTTGCTGCATCTTCAGCGCTATTTCCGAAAAGATTGAACATCGTGACTCCAGCTGCTACTGCACCAAGAACCAGACCGAGAACATTTGAAGAAGAGACCAAATTGAACAGAGCCATGGCATCTTTGGCGGTTGTGATAGACTTCGCTAAAGACAAGAATGCTTTCGCACTCTCCCAAGCTACCTGTGCCTTAGATATTGCTATCATCGCTATCACCGCAGCCTTGTATGCACCATACGCTGCAACAACAGTCATAAGTACCTTGCCTACCGTCTCCCAATTCTCAACGAGGGTGGAAACGACTCCCAATCCGGTATTGATAACACCCTCCTGGGATTTGCCGAGGTCATTGAACATCTGCTCAATGGCATCCTTAATGTTGCTTATCTGACCTGTAATAGTCTTGGACTGAGCCTCCATCAATCCACCGAACTTGCTACCCTCGGCGGTCATACTCTGCATTGCCTGGATGAAGATGTCACTGGTAACCTTGCCTGCCTTGATTTGCTTCTGTACCTCCTTGATGGCGTTGGTAACGTCAAGCCCCATAACCTTGGCTATCTCATCTGCGATAGGAATACCTCGGTTGAGGAACTGATACAGGTCCATCGTGTCCATCTTACCCTTGGCGATGGTAGTGCCGTAAAGCATTACGAGGTCTTTAAGGTTCAGACCCATACCTGCTGCAACGTCTCCCAATCCGATAAGCGTCTTGTTGACATCCTCGGCTGCTACGTTGAACGCAAGAAGCTGCTTGGCTCCCTCTGTAACGTCTTCAACCCCGAAAGGTGTGACGGCTGCCGTGCGGATCAACTGCTTCATGAGAGCATCAGCTTTCTCCTCAGACTGCAACATCGTCTTGAATGCCATTTCTGTCTGCTGGAACTGACCGCGGACCTGCATCATCTGATTGACGAACTTACCAATGCTCCAACCGCCAATGGCAATGTTCATACTGTTCTGTATATTCGAGATTACATCGTCAATAGACTTTCCGTCCTTCTCAACCCTCTCAGCAGTCTGATGAACTGCGTTCTGAATGTCTCGAAAACCGGAAACGACCTTGGCTGTCTCGACTATTGTATCGAATTTAATGCTTGGCATAATGTTCTATTTTTCCTTGAATTTATACTCTGTTATAAAGAATCGCCGGGGAAACACCACATGTGAGTGTTCGATATGGGAACTTTACGTGCGTGCGCAGGAAGACTTCGGTTAAATCTCGGTCTCTGACTCTATCACCGCCTTCATGACCGCCTCCTTGTTGTTGCCATCGATGACCTCTTCCCCTGCTGCCGGTATATGTGCTTTCTTCCTCTCCTCGTCAGACAGATAGATTGAAGTAATCTTGTCTTTGAGCATGAGAGTCAGGTTGTTATACGATATTCCCCATACCACGTAATCGAAAGTCCATCCGTATCTTTCGCAAGCGGCATCTATGAGAGTTCCCCATATTGTCTTGCCTCCGAAGATAAAGCTATTCTCCGACTTCTTTGCCGCGTTGACTTTTGCCATACGCTTCGCTTCTTCTTCCATTCCTGTCTCTTTGGCTATTGTCTGGTATGAGTTAGCCTTAAGGATGATGATGAGGAGAGTGGCTATATCCTCGTTGGAGCATTCTTTGAAGATTAACTCCGTCTGCCTGCTTACGCATTTGGAGTCTAGTATTTCGTTCTTTGTATTGAGTGAGTGATATGCAATCAATCTGCAGCATGTCTCCCTTTTGGTGTTTGCAACTCGCAATGCTTCCAAGAATGGATCAGCTTGAAGTAACTCCTTGTCTAGCTCCAAGCTATCTACCAACTGCGACGTTAGGTACATCATGCCCAGTGTAGTAGGGTAGATGTTAACGTGAGCGTGCTCAGTATCAAAGCCTATCGGCATATCTGTGAGCGTATTCGATATAATGATTCCTAACTCTTCCATATCACTCGAATTTAAATTGTTGGCACCCAAGGCAGGACTCGAACCTGCGACTTTCAACCAGCTTTTGAAGACCCTGGATTTTCATGCGACGGACTATTTGGTCTCGCTCTTCCCCTGAGCTACTTGGGTAGGTTGCCGGCTGATAACCCTCAGCCGGCGGAAGGGATATTAGGATATGCCTATGTCTCTGCGTATGTTTCTGTGATTTCAGCAGGAGGGGTATCACCATCCTGCGGCTTCTTGAAAGTCAAGGAATACTTTCCACCTGTTCCCTTTGTGGCAGTGATAACACGCCAGCGGTAAGCACAATAGACCTCCTCACCCTTTGCGTTTGTAGTCTTAGCCACCACGTCACCCTCTGGGATAAGAGCTGCGTGGGTATAAGTGATGGAAGCACCTTCTTCTGTTGTATAGCCCTCCTCGGCACCGATGGTGGTATTACCCATGTAAACGCCAGGAAGCTCGGCGTCTTCTGGCTGGATAGCCAAACGGTAGTTACCCTCAATGATACCATCAATAGTCTTGAATGGCTGCGACTGGTTCTTCTTGATGAAGAGCTGATATACAGCCTCGTAGGTAGACTTCTTTGTCTTGCGGTCAACAATTCCGCCACCTTCCTCAACCTGGGTCATAGTATCACCTTTCGTTGGAGTAACATTAGTAGTGCCATCCTTTGGAGTTGGGAGCTTAGTCCACTCATTCTTTTTGCTACCTACCTCTTGAACGTAGATAGTGCATTTGCCCCATGATGTTACTGACATAATTTAATCGTTTATGAGTTTATATTCAACTTGATTATTTATTACATGTTCTCCCGTGCTTGCTGCATATACCCTCTGCTCAATAGCGTGGGCAACATATTCGCTCGTTCTGAACATTTCCAAGAGATTCCAAGCCAGTTTGCAGATTTCGTCAACTCTGATAGTGTTCTCCTCGAACTGCCCATCTACATCCTGGTCTTGTATATATATATTTACATTTATAATCGCCGTTTGAAGCTGCGTTCCCTCATTAGCCAAGATGGAGATAACGACATCTTCCTTATGAGAATTATGCGGTCTCATCGTCTTTGACAGCTTGCCATTGACGTTGTTCATGAAACCGCTTTCGTTGATGTACCGGTAAACATCTGTCTTAATTGCTCCGTCTGATTTCATATCTTCCACTTGTTTATTTCATTAACTGCTGAGTCTATTGCTGTCTTCACACGCTGCTCTACAATGGATGTGGCCCATATCTTCGTTGAAGCGAGGACATCCTTGCTTTCCAAGGCTTCCACCTCTCCTGCGTATTCCATTCCGGCAACGACAACCAAAGCATAAACCCTGGAATATTCCTTAGCAAGGTCATTGATCATCTTCTTGCCCTTTGCAGAGCCGTCTGTGCCACTGAGAACCTGCGAAAAGGCTGATTCCATATATTTACTTCCCTGCTCGTACACGGCGAAGCCTATGGAGCTTCTTAGGTTGCCCGTATGGTCTATCCAGCTTTCCTTGGCAGACCTATTACGGATTCTAACCACAGATTCGTCTCCTAGCTTGCTGAGTGCCTTAAGCACATTCTCCTGTATCTTCCTTGCGGCTCTCTGTAGGAAGGCATCAAGAGCGGAAGCGCTGGTTGTCATTCTTATGCCCATATCTTACACTGGAGTTGATAACGATGAAATCCCTTGACCTTGATAATTACCTCCTCAGCCCCTAAAATATCTAGCTTGATAAAATCCCCATAAGAGAACTTTTCAATCCCTACGGGCAAGTTATGCACTTCGTAGGAGTAGTAATCAATAGAACCGTCAGATGTAACTAACTTGTTGGCCTCGCCAGCAGGAACTACATCACAAGTGCAGCAGAACTTCCACTCGGTCTTGCCCTGGTGATAATTTCCATCATCATCTGTATAGCCAGCTACCTTCTGCTGCCGGTATAGCTTTGAGGCATGAAAACTCAATAGACTCATCAGCAATTAATGTAAACTGTCGGCTTCGGAGTAAGTGAAACCTCCTCCTCGCCGATAGAGTTATATAAACGATTGACTTGAACTAATATAGCCTTTCGCTGGTCTTCCGAGAGGGAACCTATTGATTTGTCCGCTTCGGAGAAGCTAACGGCTTGTATGAGAGAAAGCAGACAGTCGGCAAGCGTTCCTTTGTAGGCGTCACTTCTGGCAACGTCACCAGTGAACTCTGATTCGATATCGAGGTCACGCTTTATGCAGGCGTTTTCCACGAAACCATAGGGGATAGGTATGTGTACCTCATCCACCAAAGCTTGTCCGACCGTCTTCATGATTACTCCTCAGCTTTAGCTGCCTTTTCCTTAAACTCCTTCTTCTTCACAGGAGGAAGCTCATTGTAGGCCTCAATAACCTCCTTGTCGCTGGCATCACTAGAAAGTGTAGCACCGAGAGCGTTGAGAGTTGTGATAGCCTCCGGCTTCTTGTAGGTCACATCAGAGATTGTTACCTTAGCGTCCTCTGTATCTGCTTTCTCCTTTTCGGTATCAACCGAAACGTCTGGGTCTGCCAGCTTAGTATTAATCTGATAGATTGTGTCAACGTCCTCGATGACAGGCAAGCAGTATGCCTGCACCGCAGTAGTCTCACGCAATGGATCAGTTGTTGAATACTGAGAGATAAGCTTGTAATCAATCTGCTGATAGGTTACACCTGCCACTCTGTTTGTTGCCTCTGCTACCTGACCGTAAACGAGGGCACCAATCATCTGTGAGCAGACACCGATAATCATATCGTTGTTCCAAGGCTTAACGCTCTTCTTCGCACCATCATGCTCCAAGCGGACAGTACGGTTGATGATGCGGAATGATACACCGGTCTCGTCCAAGAAAGCCTCCTTGAATACGCTGGCAGTAGGAACCGGGAGCTTTGTGTTGGAATCGTAAGTCTGACCCTTATAGTTGGCAACAAGCTCGCGAGCGTCCTGTGCCTTCTTCAGTTCGTCAAACTTAGCCTTACCAATCCAGAAGATCAAGATGGTATTGCCATCATTCGATGCTCGCTCGATACATTCCTTCAAGTCTGCAACGGTAATACCAGTATCAACGTTGTTTATGCCGAGCTGATTTTCTGGCAAGTACTGATACTTGATACGGAGCAACTCCTTTGGATTATCGTCGTCACGAACAGCTACGTAGCCGTTAGAAAGACCATACAGAAGTGCATACTCATTACGCTCATCAACACCGACATTACAAGCTACCGGGTCCTGAGCCAACTTACGGCGAATCTCTGCTGTCTGACCTCCCTGTGCTTCCATGAGTCTGAGAGCGAGGATATCTGACTCCTTCAAAAATTTCTTCATGCCGACCTTTGGCAGTTTGCCGTTGGCGGTTGAAATCTTGTCACGAGACTTCAAAGGAACCGGAGAATCCACTGCCACGTAGTCAGCAGCTACGTAAGAGGTATCAACTGTGTCGGCTTCCCACTTGTTGTCGGTAGAATAAACGCGGCGGAGAATGGATGTATCCTTGTGGAGATACGTCATCTCGTTCTTGCGCTTACCGTTAATCTTCTCAATCAATGTCTTCAGAATTGGGAAGAAACTCAAGATATACTTAAGAAATAAAGAACTCTGTTGCATAAATCACCTCCTTAACCGATTGCATCGTGTCCCCACTGAAGAGTAGGAACGGCTGTTTTCAAAGCTGCCTTGATCGTATCGACAGGATAAGGGACAGCCTTATCATTAGCCTCACCTGCCGTCATAACACCTACATGAGGGGTATCTGCAGGAGCAGTTGTCATGCAGACACCTACATACTCGTGATTTTCCGGCAATGAAGCATAAGCCTCACCTGTTACCGGCATAGGCTTGTACTCGCCAGACTTGGTATCACGAATGATAATGTGTCCACACTGGATGAACTCTCCAGAGAAACCTGTCATGTCAAGAATGACACCACCCATGATGCCATTCACGTAATTTCTGATGATTACAGACTCCTTGCCTGAATCATACGTTTCTGTCTTGCTTACGCCATACATAACTTTTAAAATTTAAAGATTACATTGTTTCGGCAAGCTCATCAATCTCATTGTCCTTGATAACCTCAACCTCATCCTTCTTAGGCTTTCTCTGAGCCGCAGGAGCACCAAGTTTTCCGAGACCTTCGTTAGCACGCTCTTGATCGATAGCTGCCAAGTCCTCCACAACACTGTCGTAGAAATCATCGAACTCAGATTCGTTCTCGAACTTCATCTTGTCGAAATTCTTCAAGACAGTCTTTCCGAACGTACCTTTGTCCTTAAGGAGTGCCTTCAGCTTAGAACGGCGGCCATCATTCTCACGCTCTGATTTCAAACCGAGGATTTCGGTCTGCAAGGCTTTGTTCTGAGTAATGAGTGCCTGCGCCCATGCTGGGACCTGCTCATCTTTCTCTTTCTTCTGTTTGCGGATTGGTTTCTTGTTGCCGGCAGGGTCATCATCATCGTCATCGACCTCGTCGTCATCCAAGTCTTGACTATCCTTAAAACTCTGGATAGTACGCTGCGCGGTCTTTTGCGCAATCTTAAGATAAGGAAGAACCGCATTGACCTGCTTTTCAATCTCTGCGTTTACATCCTCGTCTGAGGCTTCTTCATCGAGTTCTAAGTTATTGGCAACATCGGCAGCAATACCCTCTAACTCCTCTCTACTGAACCCCAACGCCTTTGATTTGGGTTTCAGAATAACTAAAACTTGCTTCGTTCTTTTTTTCATTCTAACTAAATATTTAATTGAACAATAAAATTCAAGAAATATCCCAGTACGAAGCGATAGCAATAAGTAATGCTGCAAAATTATAAAAAAAGTATTTAATCACCAAATATATTGCAAGGAAATATACTTAATGATTAAATACTTTATGGTTACATATAAATATTAGTCTGGATAATTGAGCTTATCAGGTCCAGCTGTGGATAGATATACGGAGAACATATCACATAGCTCTTTTGCTCCTTTTAAGTCGTTGAGCCTATAATTTCCGCATTCCACTTCCGATGCACCTGGAATCGTATTTGATAGCGAACACGCTTTAAAAGCTTCCGCTATCATTTCCTTTATGAGCTTTGAAGTCCACGTACCTTTAAGGATAAGATAGAAACCTGTAAGACAACCCATCGGTCCAAAATACAGAACGGAATTGCTAAGAGGACTATCATTGCGTAGGTAGTCCGCCATCAAATGCTCTATTGTGTGCGCGACAGCAGGTGACATCATATCTTTGTTTGGCTTGCACACGCGAATATCGAATGTGGTAGCAGTCTCCATGCCCCATTTATCTACTCTCGAAATATAAAGACCTGGCTTCAGTTTCGTATGATCAACTTTAAAACTTGGTATCATTCTCTAATAATTTACAAACAACACTAAATGCCTTTTCGGCAAGACTATCCCAAAAACCTGCATACTGCTCGGTCTGGTTCGGCTCCAGGGGATTATCGCTAATAACTCGGATGGACGTAAAACCAATACCCTTCTTGTAGCATACCTGCGCGAGGGCAGCAGACTCCATGTCAATAGCACATACGTTATAAGAATTAGGAAGAAACTCCTTAATTGCCAATACCTGCTCTCTCGTAGTGACAAACTTATCTCCCGTAGCTATGGTTCCTAATCTGAATCTTTCATCCATATCAATCCAGGAGAAATCAGAAGGAAAGACTGCCGGCATACCTTGAACTTGCCCGTTGGCATTCGGTTCGCCGCAATATACATCGTGGTAGCAGTACGAATTGCCAATCACGACATTACCAGGTTTCAATCCTGCAACGGCAGCACCGGCACATCCTACCGATATAACTCTTGTAACAACGTCATTTGCGACAGAAGAGAGAAAATCGGTTAAACCGATAGCAGCATTTACCTTTCCTATTCCCGTCTTAAACAACACCGTGTTTTGCATATCCGACTTCATAAGCCATTCTCTGATAAGGTCGTATTCCTTATCCATAGCGGTAACTATGACAATCATTGCGCACCTCCTTTCGTTAGCTTAAGCTTCTTGCAACGGTTGTAAATAGCGTTCTCGTCCACGCCAATCTTGGTAGCAATGGCTTTTACCGGGTACTTGCCATACATTCTGCGAATGATGAAATCCTCGTCAGCAGTAAACACGTGGCTCTTGCTGATACCCATTTCCTTCATCTTTCGATGGATGGCCCAATAATTACGATTGAGCTGCTTTGCAATCTCCGTTGTCGTCATCACCAAAGCGTTAACCTTGATGAACTCAATCTCTTCTGCACTAAAATGTTTTCCTCTACTCATTATTTAATATTCGGGTTCATTCAGCCGCCCAAGGCTTTCTTTCTCTTTCTGTTATATCTTCTGTTTGCGGCAATTCTTTCGGCATTCTCTTTACGATAGACTTCCATTCTTGCCAATAAATGTTCCTTATGCTCCTGGTAGTACCTTCTATGGTATTCCCGGATATCCTCCTCACTTCTCGCCATGAACCTTGTCTTTTATAAGTTCATACAGTGATGGGCTGAGTGTGCTCCAACGACCATTCTCATCTTTTACGAGATAGAATCCGTCAGGAACATAGAACTCTCGATTTCTCAACCTAACTATCAACGTCTGCTTTGTGCAGTCTCCACTGACAGTTTTAACTAACTCTGAAACGTCCGGGCATTTCCATAATTCTTGGATGTTCTCGGAAGATACTTTAATTGCAATCATATCACTTGAACTTAATAATGAAAAACTCATGGTCCAACCATTTGCCTGGGCACATTCCCTTCTTAGGCTTGCCGATGCTAATACTCTCAATCTTCTTCTCAATTCTTGGACTATCCTTGTGGTAGCCGTTGATAAAGAGGACGTGGGTATAAGGTTTATATTCCGGCTTGCCTATCACGCGACAATAGCCGCCGAACTCATCGAAAAGCACCTCACCGCTTTCGGCTTGTTGATTTACCAGTCGGGAACCCCAATACTTCTTGATTTCCCGATACTCTTCCGTCTTTTCGCCTGCCACAATCATATCGAACCACTGCTTGCTGACGGTGAGGGTAAGAACCTTCTTCTTTGCTTCTGATAAATACTTATCCATTACTTTAGTTAATCTTTCCATAAGCTAATCTTAATCATTTTAGATGAACAACAAAGTTTTTTGGCTTATACTCGATAAAGCCATTATCCTTTTTCGTTTGAGTAGTCTCAATGCTGAAACCGACACATTTCTTGAAGAGAGCTCTTATTTCAGAACCATTCCTACAGAAAAGCTGTACGTAATCAACTTTCCTAAAGTAATGGACAACAGAATTCCCATACTGAATATGAGGTTTGCCATTACTATCTAATCTGGCCGTTAATTGGTCTAATCTTATTATTGGCTTTACACCCTCGATAAGGGTATGACACCAACGTGGGGTGCAAGGTAAACATACTAGTCCTACCTTGCCTTCTTTGATTTCATCAAACTCTTTCTCACCTACAGTAATATTCAAAAAAGTCATGTGCTAACCCTCCTTCTTATTTATCTTAGCTATGCGTTCATTATAGCTTCATAGTCCTCTTTACTAATCTCAGTAACGCCATGTATGATAGTTGTACCGCTAACCATATCATCCTTGAATTTCTCTTCTACGTCCGTGATAAGGTCCATGATAGGATAGAACTTAATATCCTCCTCTTCCCCTTTAACGGAACTCGTAACTGAGGTATAGGTTAATTTGCCATCCTTACGTAGGAAAGCGGCTACTGCGTAATAATATCTTTCTTTTATCATAAGTCATATCTTTTTTGTTTATTTGCACTACTTAATATATCTCTAATATCGAAAGGAGTTTTGTCAGCAAACCTAGTAAGGCAATTCATCAGCTTGCGAGAATATCTTGCAGAAATCTTTTCAGCCTTTACGATACGATGGTCAGCTCTGCCATAACCACCACCTTTGCTAGCATAATACAAAGCCCATCTAGGCTCCCAGTATTGCTTTATCTTAGGCTGCTTTTTCGATACATCTAAACCATCCAATACCATCCTCATATAGTGAGGACTTCCGTAGCAACCTTTCATTATCTTCTTTGCCAACCTAATCTTCATCATTCCACCTCCTCCCAGTCTGTTGCGAGAATATCCTCAGAATCTTTGAAAACACAAGGAAAGAATTTGCCATCGCATACAGCCACAATAGTCACAGAGACAATATGGATATAAGCTCCACATTCTTCCCAAATTACCCTTCTCACTTTCTTCCCTTCCTTCATTCTTCTCAGAGCCTCTGAGAAGTCAAATGTTTCCTTCTTCATCGTTTTTCTTCTTTTTACTTGTTAAACTTATCGCCTTGATGATGCGGTGGTCTCCTGCGTTTTTTCCTATACTTTTCATTCCGCAATAGTAACCCCATCGCCAAAGCCAATACTTGCTACCATAAAATCTTTTATAGTAGTTCATTATCTTCTTTGCTGTTCTTATCTTCATACGCTACTTCTTTTTATTACAAGGACAGCTCTCTGCGTGAATAACACAAACTCCGTGTTTCGTGTCCACAAGCAGATAGTCATGCCCTTTCTTGGTGAATATTTTTATATTAAACTCTTCTTTTTTGTGTGGAGTTCCTAAGCTGAAAGAAATCCTAAAACCAATTACCCCTATTATGAAAATCAAAAAGAGCAAACCGTATGACTTGGCTAAGTCTAAAATCTTACTCTTCATACGTTAGTCCTCCTTATCGAATTTATTGCCAACAACATAAGCTTCTAATAAATTAACAAATGGCTCGTAATTGTCAACTTTATCTAAACTCTTGAAGGCAAACGTTCCTTCTTCTTCAATATAAACTACCTCATAGAGATTGTCTATACACAAAAGATCATAACTGTCATGCACTATATCACCTTCCCAAATCTCATTTCCCTCACTATCTTTCAACCCTGTGAACTGGCAGACGGTAGAAGGGTCAACCTGATAAGTGAGATTTCTGTTTAACTTGCTTTCTTTCTGACGATTCTCAATGATGTATGTATTACCATTCTCCTCGTAGAAATATCCGCAAACCCATCCTTTACCATCAAGACGTTTAGCCTTGAATTTGATGCTTTCTATCTTCATATCTATTTTGCTTTAACGTTATACACTCCATCAATGACCTCTACTTCATAACAATCGGGACAATAATGCTTACCATCTATCATTTCCCAATCAGAGTAGTCACCAATATCAACTTCTTTGTTACTGAATAGTGCAGAGCAAGTATCTGTACCGCCAAATACTCCTCCGCATCTATCGCAAACAATCTGATACATTGTAATCGGTCTATACATAAGCTACTTCTTTTTCAAATATTTACCAATTAAATAACCGATAACTCCACCCATAAAAGCTATATACAGAATAGCTAGGGTAAGAATAACATAAAATCCAAACATAACTATTCTTCTTTAAGTTCTACTGGCTCATCGCTCCAAGATAACTCTCTTCCGATGAGTTTCTTGATACTTCCATGAGGTATAAGAACACAACCACCGATACCAGAATATGTAGGATTCCAATATCCATATTCTCCAGCTCTACTTCTGTATGGTTTCTTTTCAAAAAGAAATTCCTTACCATTTCCATTAGTTGCTACCCATGCCATAACTTATTCCTCCTCCACTTTTACGCCAAAAGGAACGAGGTCAGCAAATGCAAACTTATCAAAAGCATCTTTAAATGAATACTGTATTGAAGTATATACTGATACATATTCTAAACATCGGATAAGATGCATAACTCCATCCCTTCTACCAACTACCCACCCAAAAGGCTGGTG